TCACCACGTAGGCGCGTTTCCGATGCTCGAGGATCAGCTCTGCAACTGGGTGCCAGACTCGGGCGATCCGTCACCAGACCGACTCGATGCGCGCGTCTGGGCCATCACCGAGCTGATGCTCGGGAATGCGGAGGTCAAGTTCATCTGATGCCCGATTGGTGGCGCCACCCAACCCGCAAGACCCCGCCGCAGCCGCAGCAGTCGGCGCCGCCCGCGGTGCAGGAACAGAAGCTTTATCTCTACCCCGACTACCTGAACCCGACGCTGGCGACGAACCCCGACATCTACGCCGCGATCCGCATGGGCACGCTCGTGCATGGCCCAGGCGCCAGCGATCTGATCTACCGCGCCTGGCACAACGAGGACCTGAACTCTGCGGTCTACGCGTGCCTGACGGCGATCTGCACGGCGTACCCCGAAGCGCCGGCCAAGGTGTACCTCGAGACCAATCCTGGCGAGCGCGACGAGCAGCCCGAGCACCCACTCAAGCAACTTCTGGACAATCCGAACCCGTTCCTGACCCGCGAGCAGGTCCTGCACTACACGCAGTGGTGCAAGCACATCGGCGGCAACGCCTACTGGCGCAAGATCCGCTCGGGCGGCAATGGCTCGAACGTGGTCGCGTTGTGGCCGATCTCGCCGACGCGTCTGCAGCCAGTGACGACCAAAGAGGACGCGGCGCGCGGGATCTTCATCTCGTACTACGCCTACACGTTCGACCCTGCGCAGGATCCCGAACGCATCCCGCCCGAGGACATCATCCACTTCCGGCTGGGGATCGACGACAAGGACCATCGTGTCGGCTCGAGCCCGCTCGCCCGCCTGGTGCGCGAGGTGGCCGGCGACGACGAGGCACACAAGTGGCAGACCTCCATGCTCGAGAATGGCGGCACGGTCGGCATGCTCATCCAGGTGCCGATCGACGCGAACATCACGATGGAACAGGCCGAGGAGATGAAGGCCCGTTTCGAGGATCGCTTCGGTGGCAATAACCGCGGTCGCACGGGCGTGCTCATGGGCGGCGCCAAGGCCGAGCCGTATGGGTTCTCGCCCGAGCAGATGGACATGAAGGCGCTCCACCGCATCCCCGAGGAACGCATCGCGGCGGTGCTCAGGGTGCCGGCCATCATTGCTGGCCTCGGTGCCGGCCTGGACCGCAGCACGTACGCGAACTTCCGCGAAGCGCGCGAGATGTTCGCCGAGATGACGCTCATGCCGCTCTACGCCTTCGACTCGGCCACGCTGAACATGCAGCTCACGCCCGAGTTCACGTCCGACAAACACATCAAGATCGCGTTCGACGTGACCGACCTGCGCGCGTTCCAGGAGGACGAGGACGCGAAGTGGGCGCGCCTCGACCAGGCCGTGCGTTCGGGCTGGGTGCGCAAGAACGAAGCGCGCACCGACGTCGGCCTACCGCCCGACATGGACGACACGGTGCTGCCGGTGCCGGCCAACCCCTTTGGCCAACCGGGCCAGAACCAGCAGCAAAACCAGAACCAGAATCAGCAACCGCCAGTCGACGCGGGCAAGAAGGCACTGTCGCCGATGCTGCCGAACTTGCTGCAAGCCCTCGTCGACATGGGCGTGCCTGGGCTGCAGGACGACCTCGAGGAGTACTTCGACGGACAACGCGTCCGGGTCAAGTCCGCGCTCGTGAGCAATGGGTAGTGTCTTAGCGAAGCCAGGTACGAAGTATGGCCCTTGTAAGTATCCATGCGATGACTGGGACTGTGTCGCAACGAAACATCTGGCCGATCAGCCCTGCAAGGCATGCGCTGAGAACATCGGCTATGAACAGCGCTTCTACCGTTATGCAGATCGCTCATTGCTTCATTGGAAGTGTTGGGATTTGTGGGAGTCACAACGTAAGGAACGCTCGATGGTGAGCGATGGCTGAGCTTGGCGACATCTACGACTCCGAGGCCGAGATGCGGCGCCTCTACGACATCCTGGCGCCGCGCTATGTCGCCATGCTGATGGCCGTGCACAACAGCCTGCAGCGCCAGTTCCCGAACCTAAACATCCTGCGCTATCGGGTGACCGATGCCGACGTGGCCGCGCTGCTCACCGAGGCCGCGCAGCAGGTCGTGCGCATCGACGAGACCACTCGCCACGCGATCCGCGACCAGCTCGTCGTCGGGCAGGCCAATGGGTTCAGCAATTGGGAGATCGCTAACGGCGTCGCGAAGACCGACTATCGCGGCATCCAGGGCGTGTACATGGAAACTTGGCAGGGTCGCCCCGAGATGATCGCGCGCACCGAACTGCAGCACGCCCAGAACGAGGCGAGCATGAACCGCTACCAGGCGGCCAACGTCGACCGCGTGCGCATCGTCGACGGCGACGAATGGGACCGCCCGTGTGCCGATCGCGATGGCACGATCGTGCCGATCACCGACCGGCCGCAGCTCAACCATCCGAACTGCACCATGATCCTCGTGCCGATCGTGTCGGAGGAGGTGGCCTGATGCCAGGCAAAAAATACGCGTCGATCAAGCGACCGAAGATGTACGAGGGCTTACGCCGACACGGGTTTAGTAAGGCGCGTGCGGCGAAGATCAGCAACGCGGCCGCTCATCGTGGCCGGCGTGGGAGGCGGCGATGAACCAGGAACTCTGGGATTCACTCAACAGCAAGATTGCCGAACGCGGACACGTGCAGGCCCAACTCGAGGAGCTGCGGATACGCGGCGAGCAACTAGGGGTCGAGATCGAGCAACTCGCGAGTACCCTTCAAGCCGACCTGGCCCAACTGCGGAGCACGCCTGAGGGGTGATCGGGCCGCGCGTCCTGGCGCTCACTGGCCGCGAGGATGGGCCAGCGCTCTGGCGCGTCTTTCAACCCTATACCGAGCTGCAGCGGCGTGGGTACGGCGCCTGGTTCCGCAGCAAAGACGATCCTGAAATCGACACGCCCGAGTGGCCCTACCTGATCGCCACGCGGCTCGAGGCGATCGTCATCCCGCGGTTCTTCTGGCGCGACCATGTTGTCTCGCGACGCTGGGTGAACAGCCTACACAGGGCCGGGCTGGCCGTCATCTACGACCTGGATGATGACACGCTTACGCCGCAGATCGGAGCGCGTCAACATGCCACAACCGAGAAGGACAAAAGCCTCGCCGAGCTCGAGCAAGACCGACGCGATCGTATCGCCGCCCTCCGTCTCTGCGACGGCGTCACCACCAGCAACCCCAACCTTCGGGCTGTCATCCACCAGTACGTGGATGTTCCAGTGCTCGAGGTGCCGAACCGTATTGACGCTGCGTGGTTCCGGCGGACCATGCACGGGGTGCGGCGCATTGTGGACCCGCTCACCATAGGCTGGGCAGGAGGAGCGCGCTATGACGAGGACCTCGAGCCCCTGGCCGAAGCCTGGCACAACGTCGCGAAACGACGTCCCGCCGTCCGGTTCGTCGTCCAGGGCCACCTGGCGCCTGTGCTCGTGCAGGCAGTGCCGTCGGATCAGGTCGTTTGTCTACCCTGGATGTCTCTGGCCGAGTATCCCCGCGGTCTCAGGAATGTCGACATTGGCTGCGCCAGCGTGGCCGCCACTCATTTCAATCGCTGCAAGACCCCGATCAAAGTCTGGGAGTTCACCTTAGCCGGCGCGGTCTCGGTGGTCTCGCCGACGCTCTACGGAACGGTGGTGCAGCCCGGCGTAGATGCGTTGATCGCCGAGACCGCGGCCGAATGGGAGGCCGCGCTGGTGCGTCTGGTCGACGATGCCGAGCTGCGCCGGCGCTTGTGGCGCAACCAGCGGCGGCGCGTGGCGACCGAGCATTCCCTGGCGAATCATGTCCTCGATTGGCCCAGAGCGTGGACACACATCCTCGAGCACTTCCGAGCCAAACAGCAGGCGGCATGAAGGACTATCACTGCCCGACGTGCGGGCGGTTCCTGTTCAAGTCTGACGCTGCGATCGGCACGATCCAGACGATCTGCAAGAGCTGCCGGACCGTGCGCATCGTCCATCTTGACCGCAAGGTCATAACGCCGCACACTACCCGCTAGGTATCCGACGAGGGCCGCTGAGCCACTAGTGCCCCAAAGGGCCGCCGAGCCCGTGGGCGTGGGGTTGCGGCGTGCTCTACAAGTCCGTCGGATTCGAACTCGAGGAGTTGAAGAGCCGCGGCGACGACGGCTGGTCGTTTACCGGCTACGCCTCGACCTTCGGCAACGTTGACGAGGGCGGCGACGTCGTCCTCCGCGGCGCCTTCTCGAACTCTCTCGCACGCCGTGTACCGCGTCTGCTCTGGCAGCACGACATGCACGAGCCGATCGGCAAGGTGCTCGGCCTGACCGAGGACGACCGCGGCCTGCACGGCGAGTTCAAGATCAGCCGCACCACGCGCGGCCACGAC